CAGCTGTGCTGCCTTCAGCGGTCATTGCCGTCAACGCCAACCCAGCCGATATCGCCGCTGTGCAGGCGTTCATCCAGTTGGCGGTCGCAACGCAACTGGCAGACACCGCAGCATCGATCCTGGCCAGCGAGGCGAGCGAGCCGACACTGTCCCCCACGGACATCGAGCAGATCGTCGGCGACACCCGGGCCGCCGTCCAGGCCGCGATGGATCTGCATCGCCAGGTGTACACGCTCGACGATTCCCGGCCCGTCACCGAGGCGCTGAAAGATATCGCGCTCGCTGTGCAGACGGCGGCGATCGGAGTACTCGACGCGCGGCCGCCGCTCTCCCAGCGCACGGTGACGGTGGTCGGAAACCTGCACCTGACCGCGTTTCGCTGGTATGGGGACTACACGCGGGCGGATGAGCTGGCGCGGCTTAACCCGCAGATCACCAATCCGAACTTCGTGATGCCAGGAGCCGTGCTCAATGCCTACAGTCGATAAGTCCGTCGTCATTCCCGACCAGGACAAGGTGAGCCTGCTGATCGGCGGACGCGTGCACCGCGACTGGACGGCCTACGATATCGACTCCCACCTCATCACTCCGGGCGACGCCTGGCGTGTGGAACTGGCGCACCCAGATGGACCGGTGCCCCCCGAGGTCTACGAGGGCGTTAAGGTCGAGCTGCGCATTGGGAACGACACCGTCTTGGTCGGCTTCATCGACGACATCGAGGAGGATGTCAGCCGCGACCGAGACACGCTGGTCCTGACCGGACGCGACGGCGCGGGCATCTTGCTCTCGTGCTCAGCACCGGTGTTTGTGGCCAAGCAGGCGACGCTGGAGCAGGTGATCGCCAACGTGGTGCGGCCGCTGGGGATCACCAAGATCAGGATCTCGGCCAACAAGACCTACACCAAGGAAAAGGTCAACGTCGAGCCAGGCGATCGCGCCTGGAATGTGCTGTCGCACGCGGCTGAGGCGAATGGTCTGTGGCCGTGGTTCGCGCCGGATGGCACGTTGGTCATCGGTGGCCCGGACTACACCACGCCGCCTGTTGCGACGCTCGTCATGCGGATCAGCGGTAAGGGCAACAACGTCCTCTCCCTCAAACGCAACCGCTCGATGGCCGAGCGCTACTCGGAAGTCACCGTGCTGGGTCAGACCCATGGCACCGCACACGAGCACGGCAAGAACGGCATCAAGGGCACCGCCAAAGATCCCGCCGTGACGGCATACCGGCCACACGTGGTTGTCGACCATGAGTGCGAGAACGTCGCAGCGGCAATCTCACGTGCCCGCAAGCTGCTCATGGATTCGCGCCTGCACGGCTTGACCTTGACCGCCAGGGTGCGAGGCCATCGCACCTCCGATGGGGTGCTGTGGGCGCCTGGCCAGCGCGTCCATGTCATCTCGGAGCCGCACAACATCGACGCGATCTTCTTCATGATCGGTCGACGCTTCAACAAGAGCCGACTCGGCGGTACCAACACGGTGCTCACCCTCAAGGAAGACCGTGTGTGGACGCTCGACGCTCACGCGCACAAGCGCCGCCATCGTCGCGGCAAGAATCAGGGACCGGAGGATATCCTCGATGTGGGACAAGGTTAACCGTCAGATCAAGAACGAGCTGACCAAGATCCGGCTCGCGTTTCGGGGCGTGCTGGGCATGGTACGCAGCGACACGGACATCCAGCTCGTGCAGGGCTCCGGCCTGGCAGGTGAGCAGCTCCAGGACAACGAGCTGTTCCAGCACTACGGCTTCACATCGAACCCGCTGCCGGGCTCCATGCAGATCGTGCTGCCGATCGGTGGCAAGACCGCGCACGGCATCATCATCGCGACCGAACACGGCAGCTACCGCCTGAAGGGGCTGGCCTCTGGCGAAGTGGCCATCTACACCGACGAGGGCGACTCCATCGTGCTCAATCGGGGGCGCGTCATCAACGTGACGACCAATACGTTAAACATCAACGCGGCGCAGGCCGTGAACATCAACACCGAGGTGATCAACCTGAACGCATCGCAGGCCGTCAACGCCGAGACACCTGCCGTCAACGCCAGCCAGGAAGTCGTTGTCGCTGGTTCGCTTGCCGCCAACGGCGGCATGACGGCGCAGTCAGGAGCCGGCGGCGGCCCGGCTATTCTGATCGACGGCACCGTGCAGGCCACGCAAGATGTGGTCGCCGCTGGCATCAGCCTAGTGAACCACCCGCACCGTGACAGCGTTGGTGGCACAACAAGTAAGCCGCTACCAACGTAGTCTTGCGTTACATTGCTGCCCTGATGCTCTCGCAAAAAGGGGATGGACACATGCAGCGCAATTGGGATCTGATCCGCGACCTGTTGGAGGAGATTGACCTCCATCCCGATTTCCACATCGACAAGCCCTACAAGCCGTCCATTGGTACGGGCAAGCTCATTAACGCATCGGCCGATGAGGTCGCCTACCACCTGACGCTACTCGAAGGCGCCGGAATGCTCATTGTGCCAAAGGTCGAAATGCTGGGCGGCTACATTGGCTCCCGCACGACGTGGCGCACCGAAATCGTCGTCGGGCTGTCCTGGGCTGGCCAGGAGTTCCTGGCCAGCATCAGGGACGAATCCATCTGGAAAAAGGTCAAGGAAAAGATCGCCAAGCACGGTCAAGCGGTTACGTTCGCGCTCATCACTGGAGTGGCGTCATCACTGATAGCGGCAAGGATTGCTGCATAGTCCTACTGACGATCTTCCACACTCTCTCTACCAGTCCATGCCGCAATACTCGCCGGCATGGACCCGGCTCTCGATCCCACCACCCGCGACTACGCGGGCCAATTCACCACCACGCTGTCCAACGCCGTCTATCTGAGGCTTGAGACACCGCTGGGCTCCTATTGGGCCGACCCGACGCTGGGCTCGCGCCTGCACGAACTCGAACGCGAAAAGGATGTGCCGCGCGTGCGCGGTCTGGCCAAGCAATACACGGAACAGGCCCTGCAGCCGCTGCTCGATGACGGGCGCGCGCAAAGCGTCGACGTGACGGTCACTTCGTTGCGGCCTGGTTGGATGTTGCTCCTGGTCGACGTGGTCGACGCAACGGGTGCGCGCCAGCACTTCCAGCACCCCGTGAAGGTGATCTGATGCCGTTTCCGGTCAAGACCTTTTCCGACATCCAGGGAAATATCCTGCGGGATATTTCCAACAAGCTGCCCGAGGCCGATACCGGGCCGGACTCTGACTACGCGATCCGCGCCAACGCGAACGCGAGCGCGATCGAAGGGCTGTACGAGCACCAGCAGTGGATCTACAAGCAAATCTTCCCTGACTCGGCTGACCCGGACAACCTGGCGCTGCATGCGCGAACGCGCGGCCTGTCGAAGAAACTCGCCGTGCCAGCGCAGGGAACCATCCAGGTCACGGGGCTTCCTGGCGCTCCCATCACTGGCGCGCTGCTCGCTCAGACGCTCGATGGGCGCCAGTACCAGACGAGCGGGACGGGCACGATCGGTGCGAACGGCACCCTTTCGCTTAACGCTATGGCGGTGACTGCCGGCAGCGCGGGGAGTGTCGATCCGACCGTGGTCACGACGCTCACCCTGTTCGCGCCTCCGCCTGGCGTGAATGCTGTCGGGACGGTGGTGTCCATTGTTGGGGGCACGGATGATGAGACCGACGCCGAGTTGCTCGCACGCTTGCTGGATGTGATTCGGCATCCGCCAGCCGGCGGCAACCAATACGACTATCGGCGCTGGGCGATGAACGTGGCGGGCGTGTCGGCCGCCTATGTTTATCCGCTGCGACGTGGTCTCGGCACCTGCGATGTGGTTATCACATCGTCGGGTGGTTTGCCTTCGGCTACCACCATTGCGGCCACGCAGGCGGCCATCGATAGCCAGCGGCCGGTGACAGCCAAGGGATCGATGGTCATCGCGCCAACCATCGTCACGCTCGATCACGTCGTCCAGGTGGCGATGCCGGGGTACACACAGGCGCAGGCACAAGCTGCCGTCCAGCCTGGTATCGCGGGCTACTTCGCCGCCCTGATCCCTGGTGCGAAATACGTTAAGAGCCAGGTCGAGGGGATCATCACCGACACACCAGGCATCACCGATCGCCTGTTGGTCACGCCCGCGTCCAACGTCGTGCCGGAAGCCGATGCCAATGCCGTCCAGTGGCTGCAGCTCGGCAACCTGACCGTGAGCCTGATGCAATGACGCACGTCGATCTGTTGCGTTCATTGCTGCCACCGGTCAGCTATGACCCAAATGGGCCAAACATCGCGGCGCAGCTCAACGCCGATGGCAACGCGCTCGATGCGGCGCTGGCCAGCGCGGACACCGTCCTTGGCGCGATCACGCCCTACAACGCCGGCCCGATGCTGCTCGACTGGGAGCGCGTGCTGGGGATTACGCCGCCGGCGGACGCTACCCCGCAGCAGCGCGTAGATGCGGCTGTCGCCAAGCTGGGCGCGATAGGTGGCCTGTCGATTCCGTACTTCACGCAGTTGGCAGCCTCCATTGGCTACACCATCAACATCGTCGAGCCCCAGTACCCGCAGTGTGGCGTCGCGCGCTGCGGCGATCCGATGTACGTGACCGACATCGTGTGGGTCTGGTGCGTGCAGGTCAGCGGCTCGGCCTTGCGCGCCTACCAGGCGCGCGCCGGCACTGCCGCCTCTGGCGACCCCATCACCTCATTCGCCGATCCCGTGCTTGAGACGGTGTTTAACGACCTCAAGCCCGCTTTCACCTTCGTCTATTTCCAATACCTCGGAAGCTGAACATGCAGCTCATCAATTCTTCTG